TTTGCCTTGCACCACCTGTCCAGCAGCGTTGTGCTGGCCGTATAGTCAGACGAGTGGACGAACGTCAAACCATCCAGCACCCCGAAAGAGGCGAACTGATCAGCTGTGTCCTCGTCCTCGAAGACGTAGATCAGCGTCTTGCCGTCCCCGCAGGAGGAGATTAGGTTTGCAAATTCTTCAAAGGTCATCCTCTGCCGCCTCCTTTGCCTGTCTCAGAGTCCAGTATTCTTTTTCCGTGCCATCCGGCCGGATCAGGAAGTATGACGTGTGCATCCAGTAGCCTGACCGGTTGGCGTGTGGGATCGCCCGCTTCCGGGACTCGATCTTCAACTCGGTGCCATCCGCCACATACAGGAGCTCAGACTCTCCGTTGCTGTGGATCGTGTGGGCCGCCTTTTCCCATTTCAGCATGACTCCACCTCCCACATCTCCGGAAACAGCACCTGCGCCTGCGAGATGCTCAGCGGCACATCGTCAAACTCTTCGCCGTCTACTCCCACAAGCACGATGGTGCCCACCAGCGTCTCTCCCAAGAGCGTGCAGTTGTACGGCAGGCCCAGGAGCTTGCCCTCCTCATTGCAGATGATCAGGAGTTTCGTTGCCACCGGCAGCACCTCTATGTTCCCGTCCACCAGGGACTGGAGCGTCTTCAGCTCGTTCAGGCAGCTCACCATGAACGGCGGGTGGCCGGGGTGTTTCACCATGACGGTGATGATTGGTTTTTTCATGCGTCTCCCTCCTCCTTCTCCGCGCTGCTCATCAGCACATCCAGCGCCGTCGCCACGTCCCGAAATGTCGTGGCCTTTTGCTCAAAGTCCCAGCAATCCTGGAGCATATCCTGCAGATATTCCGTCTCGTTCTTTGTCAGGACCAGAGCCCCGTTGATTGTTTTAGCCATTGTTAGTCCCTCCTTGAAATCATGATCCCATCCCAGAAGGCAGCCTTCTTCACAGCCTCCTCGGCGGTCTCCGCCGTGTCCACCAGAATCCAGTCGCTCTCGACCCCCATCAGGACGTTCCGGCGGTTTGAAACCAATGTGTGCACCAGGTCCTCCACATGGACCTGTTTCTGTGTTGTTGATACTTCGATTGCTATTGCCATGAGTTCATTTGTCCTTTCTCATCCTGGAACCGTCCGTTTAAGGCATACCATCCGAGTGTTACCATTCCGGTCGGTCCGTGTCGGTTCTTCGCGATCTGGATCTCAAACGGTTGTTCTTGGCCCCCTGTTGGTTGTGTCTCCCAATACAGACCGGGACGATGCAGGAGGAGAATTGCATCCGCATCCTGTTCAATCGCGCCGCTGTCTCTCAGATCCGACATGGACGGCCGCTTGTCTGCCCGGCTCTCGCTCGTCCGGTTCAGCTGGGCAAGGCACAGCACAGGGATCTTCAGGGAACGGGCCATGCGCTTGAGATCGCCGGAAACCTTCGTGACTCGCTCGTAAATGGATTGGCCTTCGCCCTGGATCAGGCCCAGATAGTCGATCACCGCGAGCTCCGCTCCGCAGCTTCGGCACATGACCTCGATGTCGGCAACTGTCACACCGATTTTGTTTGACAGGGTCATCTGCCGTTTCCACAGCATCTCTGTCGTCTTTGCCAGCTTGTCCCCGTCCCCCTCTTGCAGCGTTCCATACAGGAGCCGCGTGATCCCGCAGCCGGAGATATTGGCGTACCGTCTGGCCATGATCTGTACCTCGCTCATTTCCAGAGAAACAAACAGGACCCTGTGCTTCTTGGATGCCAGATCTGCAGCGGTCAGGCCGAAGGATGTCTTCCCAACGCCCGGACGCGCCGCCACGATGTACAAGCCTTCCTTCACCATGCCGTTCCCGAGGATCTCATCAACGGACGGAAAGCCGGTAGTGACGGACAGACTCTCCCCGGCATTCGCCGCTGCCAGATGCTCCGCGAAGTGCTGCATGGCTTCTTCCTGGCTGATCAGTCCGCTGAAGCTGGATGTCGTCACCTGATCCAGCCCGGCTTTTGCCTCGCTGATCAGAGCGGCGGGATCCGCGTCCTGTTCCGCCAGCCGGTTGAACATGGCTTTCAGAGTCCGGGTCTGACCTTCCCGCTTCATTTGCTCCGCGTACGTACATACGTACGCAGCTGTCGGAACGGTGTCGACCAGCTGAGAGATCCATTCCTCGTTAATTCCTGCAGCGAGGACTGTGATCACGTCGATCGGCTTCCCTTCGTCCGCCATCCGGCACACAGCCCGGAAGAAGATCCTGCCCTGTTCCGTTTGGAAGTCCGACTCGGTCAGGATCGCGCGTACTTCGGGAAGGCACTCAGGATTGATCATAATGGAACCGATCACGCCATACTCAGCTGTCATGTGTCACCAAACTCCCTGTATACGATTTTACTCTCATCGATATCTGGGTCATACGTCCCGTATCTGCGCGCAGCGCCGCCGCCATCAGGGCGGTCGGGCGCAAGCGCAGCAGATTCATTCTCGATAGAGAATGAATCTAAAGATTCCTTCTCTATCTCATTCTCCCCCTCCCCCTTGTTATCGGAACCTTTTGCAGACCTTTCCTTAACCTTATTGGAACCTTTGCGTGACCTTGCGCCACCCTTACTCATTTTCCAGGCCGCATCCAGAACAGGCCGAATGAGGTCAAACGCAATAGCCACAGCGTCTGGGAGGGTCTCCATGTCCGGCTCTATTTCATAGAGAGCGTAGTCCACAACGATGTCGTACGCCTTGAGCCGGTCGGAGTTCTTTTTGATCCGTTTGAGCGCCTTCGCAAAACTTAAGTAAAAAGTGAATTGTTTTCGCATATTATCGCCCGCTAACCTCACTATTTGTTGTCCGGGTAATCTGAATTGTTGTAAATCTCCAGCCAGTCATCCAGGAACATCGTGACCTTCCATTTGTCTCGATATTTCGTCTTTTTCGGGTCGTGGTTCTTTCTGTGGATCACCACCGGGAATCCGTCTTTGAATTTCTCGGAGTCCCGGGTGGACTGATAAACAGCTTCGTCCAGGTTCAGAGCGCGCGACGCCATCCTGCGCGGGCGCTGCGCCTCCGGCGAGCTCGTATGTCTCGGCAGCACGATGCTCCCCTCCGACTCACCGAAGACGAATCCGCCCCGCTGGATGTCGTAACCGTACTGCCGGAGGAGGGCTGCCAGCTCCCGTTCACCGGCAGCCCCCTTCCTCTGTGAGCTCTTGCCCATCACGCTGTCTCATGCAGGATGTTTTCCATGTTGGAAATCAGCCCATGCAACGATTTCAGCGCCCGGTATTTTGCAATAAACGCATTCATGTCTGCCTTGGCCTGCTTCAGCAGGGCTTCGGCCATATCGACATCATCAAGCGCTTTGCGAGTGGCGACATATCCACCGTCAACATGGACGAATTGGCGGACCGTCGGCTCGTCATCTTCCTCCACGGTTATGTTTCGGATGATAAATCTGGCCTGCACCACTCGGTACTGTTCCGCGGCGATTGCGTCATCCCACTCGAACAGGCTGTGCAGCGGAGCGTCTTCCGGGCGGCTTTCGTTGACTACTTCCTGGGGATCCAGGATCCCGCCGTTCTTTTCAGCGATCCGGTTCAGTTCCTGCACCACATTTTCCGCAGAAACCGCCATCCCCCATTTGCTTTTGTAGACCATAAGTCTAACCTCCTATTTTGTATTTGGCTTTCCAAGCCTGCCGTGCCTAGTCTGGCCTTCCCTAGCCCCAACGTGCCTTGCCTGCCATACCCAGCCAAGCCAAGCGTGCCAAACCAAGCCTAGCCTGCCATACCGCGCCCCGACCAACACTGCCATACCTTGCCCCGGCCAGCCTTGCCTGCCGAGCCGTGCCTGAACAGACCTCACCCAACCGTGCCAAGCCCCGCCTTGCCAAGCCTGCCGCACCTTGCCGGACCTATCCGGGACAAACCGGGACTAACCACGCCTGCCAGACCGCGCCAGAACCTGACATACCATGACCCGCCAAACCTGCCGTGCCGAACCGAACCAGACCACGCCCCGCCTGCCACGGAGGGGCCGAAGCCCCTCGCATTATTCAACGTGGTACATACCGTTTGTGCCGCCCTTCTCAGGCCTCCACTCGCCGATGCCGCAGAAGAAGCCACCGGCGTTCATGATGTTCACCAGGTTCTCCAGGCTGAACTGGCTGTTTGCGTTGTAGCGCATCGTAATGTCCGCGCTCCAGTTCCGGAACTCGCCACGGTAGCGGATGTCCGCCGTGCCCATGCCGACCTTTACCATGTCCTCCCGCATGATCGGCGGGTTGCTCTTGATCTCCACAAAGCCGTTTTCGTCCGACTCGATGAACATTTCACCCTGGAGCTGAACCTTGTTCTTGCTCCATCCCTGCCGGTATGCTGCGGAGATGGCAGCCTGCTTGATGGCCGTGACGGGGAAGCCAAATCTGGCCCCGCCATCGATGGCGTCCTGGAATGCCTCCTCGGTATATGCCTCGGGCTTGCCTTCCAGCCAGTACATGGAATTGATGAAATCCTCCACCGGGTTCTTCAGATCCTTCTGCTTGCCCTTTTTCAGGCCCATCTGAGCCTCCAGCATCTGCCGCTTTGCTTTCTCGCTCCATGCGTGCATGATCAGCGGGGTGTCCCCCACCAGCCGGAGCTGAATGCGCTGGATGTTCAGCGGGCGGATCTCGATCGTGTCAGAAGTTTTTTTGATAGCCATGATATTGTCCCTCCATGCGCCGTGATCAGAACGGCAGATCCGCGTCAGCGGTGTCCAGCGTGGTGAAGGCATTGTCCTTGCCCTTGTACTCCTTCAAGGCGGGCACGGTGTAGGCCCCGTCCTCGATCTTCCGGACCGCCATGTTCTTGGCCACATAGGAGCGGGTCTTGATCTCCCCGTTGTTCGCCTGGTACTCTTCATAGCCGATCACCAGGCCGATCTTCTGCCGGAGGAGCTTCTGCTCGTCGAAGCCGGTCTCGACCATGTCGCCGAAGCTGGTGCCGTTGGACTCGTCCACCGCCTCGATGAAGCCCTTGAAGAAGCCCATGGCCGTTTCCTTGTAGCTCCGGATGAAGCTGCCGGGCCACCACTGCTTTCCGCCGCGCTCATAGACGCCCTCCCAGTACTTGGCGTAATCGCCGTCCAGAATGTCGTAATAGATCTTCAGGTATTCCTTATCCGGAAAATCCTCCACCTTGACGATCCGGCAGACATAGCCGCCGGCGGGAAGCCGGTCATAATCGCCGGTGATGGCCTTCGTGCTCTTGTAGTTGTTCAGCTTTTTCATGTTTTTAACCTCCGTAATATTCATTTTGCAGCCGAATCACTTCGGCGATGTCGTTGTCCATCGTGGCCGGGAGCATCTCCAGGGGAGACTTGGCCGTCGAGTTGTTCGCCTGGGTCTCGAAGATGTGCTTGCCGTCCACCGTCTTGGCCAGAAGCACCACCGGGAACTTGGATTCCAGCACGATCTTGTCGAGCTTCTTCCCGCTGGTCTTGACCCGTGTCCAGGTGTTTCCGTTGTCGTCGCGCTCGGTCTGGGTGTGTGCCAGAAATACCACCGTGATGTTGTCCCGCATGGTCAGCGCGTAGTTGATGATCCCGTAGACGGCCACCGCCAGATCCACCCACTTGTCGTAGCCCTTCTCGTTCATCCGGTTCATCTCATCGTCCACCATGATCCCGTTGATGGTGTCGATCACGATCACGCGGATGTCCTCCCGCTGCCCGTTGATCCCCTTCAGGATCTTGTAGACCATGCCCTTGTCGGACGTCCGGTAGTAGTTTTTCCTGTCCTCGCTGTACTGGGACTTCCATCCCCGCCAGCTCAGGCCCTTTTTGTCGCAGTCGATGTAGTAGGTTTCGTTCGGATCCAGGTTCCGCATGGCGGTGGTCTTCCCGGATCCGCTCTCACCCATCACGCAAATCAGATTCGCCATGATCGTCCTCCTCGATAATCAGCGGGCAGAACATACCCACCGTCATTTCGTGTTTGCCGGGCGTTGGCAGGTACTCGCCCGTCCTCCGGCACTGCCGCCTGGCGTAGGTCTCCATCAGCGGGCAGTAGTCACAGCAGACATTCCCTTCCGGGAAATACAGATCCACAACAGCCCGGGTATAGTGCAGTACTTGTCTAACCAACATAGTTCTCCGTCAACACCATCATCATCGGGATACAATCTTCGCAAAACAGAAGATCAGTCCCATCCGGCTGAAGGCTATGTTCTGACTTGATGGGGCAGCCGCATCTGTCGCAAAGTGGCAGACTGCGCTCGTACTTCTCGTCCAGGTCGTATTCCCGCTCTAGAATCGACAGAATATCAGGATAATCGGGCATTGACGTTCACCTCCGTTTTTGATATGATGTTCATAGGTTTCATTTCTCGTTTCCGCCCTTCGGTGTGCCACCACCGGGGGCGGATCTCTTTTTCGCGACGAAGAGCCGGTCGCCACGCTTCATGAGTGTCAGCGGTGCGCCCATCCGCTTGATCGCGTTGAAATATGCCTGCTACACGGATTTCACCGTCCTGCCCTCCGGGATCCGGATCTCTCCGGCTGCCGCCGAAGTTTCCAGGAAGTCCTTCAGATCTTCATATACGCCCTGCAGCTTCGTCTTTGCCACTGGGATATCTGACGGCCTGATCGGT